GCCATAACTCCATAATTTGATACATCTGAAAAACTATCCGTTACTGGTTCACTTTCTACTCCGTGTTCCCCATTTCTCATCAGTAAAGTTTTTAGTCTTTCTATCTTGTCATTCATACGAAACCAAATACCCAATAATGATAGTTTGATATCCTCTGGTGTTTTTAGAATAGTCCCCACTGCAATATTTTGTGGGCCGTAGTCGTATTGCTTTTTACAAAATAATTCATATTGTTCTTGTTGTATTGCTAAGAACTCACCTGTCATTTCAGGATAAGTTCTCTCCATATATCTTACGACATCTTGTGTGTCCACCATTTCCACTTCTTTCTTTGTAGGTGCGTCCTTTATGTGCTCTTTTTGAACATTCATTACTTACTCCATATTTTTTTTAGTTGTTTTTCTTCTACACCATACTTTGATATAATTGAATATACAACATCTTTACCCATAATGTCAAGTGTTTTTTCAATATTTTGTGAACTTTCTTGAAAGTAATCACACAATATATCCATAGCCCACTTTTCAATCTTAGATTTCTTCTTAGATTTAACATATGGTAAGTATGTATTTCCTCTTGGTAGTAGATTTGTATAGAATTGATAAACCGTCTTTGGTTTCAGTTCCCAATATTGTTGTATTTCATTTACAACTTCTATCCACTCGGCTTTCATTGATAAAAACCTATGAACCATATAATTAGACCAAGTCTTTTTATCGGCGTCTGTAATGTTATCCCAATACAATTGGTTTTGAACATTAGTAATTTGTTTTATGTGGTCAAATAGTGTTTTTGTTTTCATAGTGAATAACCTTTTAGATATAAATAAATAGTTTATAACTTTCTGAAAATAGAAAGAAATTTATCTACCCATTTATTTTTTTTCAAATCTATCAATAATGTAACTCTATCCGAATCTCCCTCGTTGAATAAAGTATGAATTTTTCTTGTATCAAAATGATATATTCTGCCAACTGGCAATTCATAACAACGATAATTTCCTTCAAATCTTTTTCCAAATGAAATCATATCATATGAATTTTCTTCTGTCCACCCCTCATCTATTTCATCATAGGTCGTAGTGCATAACCAACTTTTGTCATTACTGATTATTGGTATTTGAAATCTTAATGTATCTTCTCCAATATCTTTATCGTTGTGGAGTCCATAAGATGATTGTGGGCCTCGTCTTAATAATCTATACGATAATACTTCGGTTTCAAAATTATCATATATTTCTTTAAAATATGGTGTGTGATTTAGAGCACCTGTAAATGGTAAATTATTGTGATGTTCAATTCCTGATTCAGGTAAAGATATACAATGTCCGTATGCTCCGTCATCATAACTGAACATACTTTCAACTATATCTTTATCTTTTGTTAGTTTTTCTACATCATAGAAATTACCACCTAACATTTTCATCTAAAATAATCACCTTTGATAAATGTTGCTAAAACAAATCTATCTTTACCTGTAAATTTTCTAACTCTATGTCCAGCGAAAGATGGAAAGATAACTATTCTACCCTTTTTCACTTTAATCGCTGAATCCCAAATAACCAAATCTCCACCCTCAAAATCATCATTCAAGAAAACAATTACAGTTAATTTTGTAGTGGTGTCGAATACATCCAGTTCTTTCTCTAATCCCTCATCACGATAAACTTCTGTGCCATCTTCTGATGATTCTACCACCAACCCATCCTCAGTAGATAAATCAGCGTGTAGTGGGCCATTTTCACATAAATTCTCAAAGTCTTTTACGAAATAGTGTTTTCCATAACAACCACCTACCCCACCAATGTTAAATTTGAAACACATTTGATTAGCCAATTGAACAACCTTAAATATTTTATCTGCTATGGGGTCACCATTGAAAGAAACCCAACTACCATTCCTCTCGATAAAATCTTCATTATCAATCATTTCTTTATTACTTTTTATTCTATCAACTAAATCATCACATTCTGATTCAGTTAGAAAATTATCACGAGCAATCGCCCATTTAAAATCTTTATTCTTCTTATACAAAACAATCTCCGTTCATCCAAGTTATTAATGAGTATCTTTTACCCGATACGATAGGTGTTACTCTATGTGATAAAAATGATGGAAAAATTATAATACTGCCTCTTGTTCTTGGTGCGGTATAATTTTTTTCACCTGTATCATCTGTTATACCAAATTCTAAATCTCCACCCTCATACTTTGTTTCATCTGATAGTTGAATTACTGCTGTTAATTTTCTTGTCGAAGTTTCTTTTGAACCCATATCAGTATGCCACTTATATTTACCACCATTTTCATATCTTAGTATTTTTACCTTTTCTAATTCTTGTATGTCATATTTCCATATAGATTGATTAGACAATTCAAATACCATTTTTAGTTTGTTGTTTAGTTTTTCATTATTGATGACAACCTCTTTATTATCACGAACTTTTTTATTTACAAGGTCGTCATTATAATTACCTGCTAATTCAGAGTCGGTTGCTTTACCTGTTTCTAAATATCTCATTAACTTTTGACATTGACTCAATGATAAAAAGTTTTCTCTATGAACTACGAATTTGAAGTTATCATTTTGTTTCATTACTTTCTCATTTTATGTAATATTTCCATATACTTTTCTTTTGTGTCGTTTTCACCAACACGCCATTCTGGAATAAAATATTCATCTTTATATTCTTTTAAAAAATAGTCTACATATTCGGGTATTTTAATATTGATTTTGTGATATTTTACTGAACTATTTTGTAATAAACTTTTGGAATATATACTATCTTCATCTAAATATGTATTAAACCAACTCACGATAGTGGTTTCTTTAAATACTGATAACAACCTTAGTGGTAAAAACATTCTGTTTATATCATTATAGGTATCAAAAAATACACCATCAAACTTTTCATCTGGCAAATTATCATACCAATCTCCAAAGATTATTTTTACATTTGGTTTATCTTCTGCCCATTTACAAAGTCTTTTGTGAACATCTTTATCTTTTTCTATAATAGTGTGTGATTTAATATCTTGTTGTTGAATATGTCCTGCACTAATTCCCATACCAAAACCTAACTCTAAAATATCACCACCATTTTGACAAACGACTTCGGCATGCTTTTTCATCATTTTGTCTTCCCAATCGTGCATAACAATATCTTTTCCGTCCATTATACTATTTTTATTGAACTCAAACTTTTCTTGCTTTTGAAAATCATACATTATTTAAATGGTTCCCCTATGTAAGTTTCTCTCATTATGTATCTTTCTCCACTAACGAGTTTAGTTACCATATGATTTGCAAATGATGGAAACATAAATAACCAACCTTTTTTATATGGTGCTTTAAAAAACTCTTCTTTCTCATCTTGAAAAGCAAAATGTAAATCTCCACCCTCAAAATCTGTTTCTGGATTTGATAATTGTATTAGACAAGTTATTTTATTTAATGATAAATGTCCCTTATCCGTGCCAGAATGCCAACCAAATTCATTTCCAATATTGTATTTCAAAACTCTAAAATCACCCGAAAACCTTTCAATATCAAAGTTCCATATTCTATTATTTGTTATATTTACAATAGTATCTAATTTTTTTAAAATCCAATCATAATTCCCTTTAATTTTTTCATTCTTACTTTGTTTCAAAAATAGTTCATCACATTGTCTATATTCTGATTCAGTTTCTTCTTGAGTGTTTGGATTTATAACTTGTGCTCTTGACCAACCATTTTCTGATTTTAGTTCTAATAATAAGTCATCACATTGTTCCTCACTTAAAAATGGTATATGAACATACCACTCAAAATTATCATTTTGTGTCATCTAAAATGGTCTCCTACAAATATTTCTTGAATTACATATCGTTTACCTTTACTTATTGGAACTACATTATGACATAAGAACGCTGGAAAAAAAGTTATTGAACCTTTTAATTTATTCATAGAATACCATTCTTTTGTATCTTTATCTTGGATACCGAATTGAACATCTCCACCCTCATATTCACTTGGGTCTGTTAATTGAATAATTCCTACTAACTTTCTATTAGAACAACTACCTGCATTAAAGTCTGTGTGCCAACCATAAAATCCACCCTTTCTATACTCGATAAGTTTTAGTTCATCATCACAACCCTCAATATCAAATTGGAATATTTTATCGTTTACGATATTAGCCATTTGAAACATTTTGTCTTGTAGCCATTTCCAATCTTTGTTTACTTTGTCTGGTCTAAACTCATTGTCCGGCTGGTCAAATAAATACCACTCGTTAGTTTTTCTAATTTCTGGTATGATTGCAGTTCCACCCGTTTCATCTCCAACACAACCTATCACATCTTGTTCTGATTCTTGTATGTCTTTTAGTAATTCATCACACTTTTCTGGTGATAAAAAGTTTGGAATTTGTATTGAATATTTAAAACCGTCATTGTATTTCATATTACCTCTTTGGTATGTTGTGAACTAAAATATCACTTTGAAAATATGTATCTATATCCTCTACATCTAAGGAATAAAATGTTGTTGTTGCTGCTTCTTCCGTTAGTGATGTAACTTCTAATTCTGTTCCGTCTCCTTGTAGTAGATAATCACCTACTGATATATCTCTTGTTTTTTTCCAAGTCCAAGTTCCTCCTGATTTGACAAAATAGTCTGAGTCTGAAGTTGTAGAGTTATGTTTTGATAATTTTTTTGTTCCATTTAGTAAGTAATATTCACTTCTCTCATCTTGTGATAAACCTACAACTATTGAACCACTAAAAGAACCCGTTAGATTTGTAATAGAATAGTCCATATAATCTATATCACTTAAACTCATATTATCTGGCCAATATGATTTAACGATATCCCCAACCTCTACATCTTGAACTTGTTTTGTAGAACCGTCAAACATATCAATCAAACTACCACTAGCTGTCGTTCTTCCGTATGATTTAATAGTATATCCGTCATTTCCGTCTGACTTGTAAGATATTAATGGAACTATATAATTTTTTAATTCTATTTGCTTTGTTGGTGTTGTTAAAAAGACGAATCTACCTGTGTCTATATGTCCATTACTTCCACTCATTACGATAAAAGTTTCAGTTAAATGTCCTGCAGAACTTGCTGATGCGATAGCATTCGTTACTCGTGAATTAGAACCATTCCAATCATACATTTTATAATTGTTGATAAATCCACCATCTACACTTGGATTTTTTATAATAAAATCTGGATTGTTGGTGTTTGTTGTAGGTGATGATGAGTCAAATAATGGTATTAAACTTTCACTTTCAGGTGATGAACTTAATAAACTTCTAAAATTACTTTTATTGAACGAACCACTAACAATATTCAATAGTGTATCATCACTATACCAAGGCGTTTGTATAAACAAATGGAAACTACCTGTATATTGATTTTGTCCTCTTTGTGTAAAATAAGTGTGTGAAGTGTTATTATTATATTCAAAATTAGTCGTC